AAACAAGTATGAAAATCAAAGTAAATAATCCAGAACAATTCGTTACATGGGGTAATGCTATAGGCATTGTCTTATATAGCAGAGAACAAGACTTATTCGTTAACTTCTTTACAGGAGATATGGAACATAGTCGTGTAGAACGTGAACAGTTAGGTTCTCCATCGTTAGTAGATCTCTTAATAGAATTAGAGAATAACCCGGAACTTAGGTTCGTAGCAAAACAAAATCAATTAATAACAGTGACTGAACAACATACAATAGACTTTCTTGCGTATGCAAACAGTTACAACTAAATCCACTTAATTATGAAAAAGAAAATCATTTATTTAATGCTCTTTATGTTTATAGGAGCACCACTATTACAGTCTTGTGGTTCAACCAGAAGCTGTAAATCGTCAAAGTATAAAAAATCTATGTACCAAAAGAAATGTTGGAACGCAAAGAAACAAAAATATACAAGATGTTAAGATCATTAGTAATATTCCTGTTTGCAATATCATTTATGAGTTGTGAACAGGAGCCTCTAATGGAGGTACAAAGTAATCCAGATGAATATAAGTTATTCTCTCAAGTATATGCACCAACAACAGACACTACAAGATATTTATATATGTTGTATAAGTCAGAAGATAATGGTGTATCTGCAGAAGATAAACTTATAGTAGCTTGGTCAAATTATGTAGTATATGCTACATCGTTTAATATGCCAATTACAGGAGAACAATTTATGAATTATGCAAGTGCATTTTATGATGGTGACGGTAATACACTCAACAGCTTTGCTGATGCGTTTGTTATATCAACATTACAATATGCTACTAATCAACAAAGAACAACATATCAAGTAGATAATACTTGGAATAAGTTCTTAATACCATATGACATAAATATGTTTATAGATGCAGGAGATGAAGTAAATATTATTAACTAAAATTTTAAACAAGATGAAACACTTAGTCAAAAAATTCATTAAACTATTGTACGTAGTAATTGTACCAATACTTGGTATAGTTAGTTCAGCATTATATTTTAATGAATATGGATCAGGATATATGCCTGTAACCATTATTATAGTATCAATGTCAATATTTTGTATTTTAAATGCAGTATTTTTTACTGTATTTATGGATAAGGTGATATTATTACCTAAAATAGATGCAAGATTTGAATCAATAATTGGATTAGGAGTAGCTTGGCAAAAAACTTCTTTGATGATAGTATTACCATTTACTACAATAGAAGTAAAATGGAAAAAATAAATATTAATAATAGGAACCTTACATAAAAAGTAAGGTTCCTATATAACACCACTTAATTATGAAAGATATAAAGTATAGTAAAAACGTATTAAAATTACAATTGATAGTATTAGCAATGTTATTATTTGTACTTGGAGTAAGTGCACAAAGCACATACAAAGGAAAAAAAATGAATCATGAGTCAATCTCATCTGTATTTACAGTACCAGGTGGCTATGAAAGAAACAATATGGATGCATACTCTGAATGGTTGATAGCTCACCCATTAAAAGAGAAATCAGAAGTTGAATATTATAATGGAAACATTAAGCATAATAATTTTATTTATGCGGCAGTATTTGATTATGAAATAGGCACAAGAGATTTACATCACTGTGCTGATGCAGCTATATATCTTAGAGCATCGTATAATTATTCAAGCGGTTTCTTAGATAGATTACAATTTACATTTACAAATGGTTATAGAACTTCTTATATAGATTATCTTAAGGGAGCTAATCCAACACCAATTAATGCTGGTCGTGATATAGTAACTAAACAAGGTAAAAGCCGTAAAGATAATTGTAAAACATTTAGAAAATGGTTGGATCTTGTATGGAGTTATGCCGGAACATATTCAATAGAACAGTATGATACTGAATCAGTAAGTTATTGGGATATGCAACCGGGTGATGTGTTTGTAACTGGAGGATTTCCAGGACATGCTATTACCGTAGTAGATATGGCAGTAAATAAAGCAGGACATAAAATATATATGTTAGCTCAAAGTTATATGCCAGCACAAGAACAACACATATTATTAAATCCACTGACTTTAGATGTTTGGTATTCTATGGATGATATGAATTATATCAATACACCAGAATATACATTTGAACCATCAGATTTACGTAGATTTATATTATAAAACGTTACGTGTAACGTACTAACAGTACCAGTAATTATATATCATATAATTAAAAGTACTACAATAGGTCCAAAAAGATTGATTAATGGTTAAGTGGACCATCAATTAGACAGACACCCTTTCTTTTCTCATACTTGTTAGGAAGGGACTGTCTAATTATTTATAACTAAAAAATTAAAAAATATGTCAAATACACTAAGCATTAGAAAAGAAAGCTTAATAAACATTGTATCAACTATATTATCAAATAAAGGTGTACATGAACCTTTAAACTTTGATCATATCAAAAATATTATACTTAATAATATGTCTGATAGTACTTTAGAAAATGTAGTAGAACTTATGTTAACTAAAGAACATTATGAATTAGTATATCCTAATGATTTAGTAAAAGTAAGGCCACCAAGTTATCATGAAGGCAGTAAATATGAAAAAGATATACTGAAAGATATGGGCTTACTACCTGAAGATAATATGGTTTATGCAAAAGTAATATCAGATAATAGCTGGTCAACAAATAATAAGTATAATCCTTTATATAGTCAGTTAAAGATAGAATATCTATATCATGATGAAAACCGTAACCTTACATTCATTGAAGATACTACTAGTCCTTTTGAATTAAAAAAATTAAAAACAAGAGAGCTAAATAAATTAGTTAAATCAATGGAAAACCAATTAAAAAATAAAAAAGATGCCAAAATTATCAATGGAACTGATCAGATCACACTATAACCAATGGAAAAAGAAAGAATCAATTAATTCTACATTTGGTTATACAATGAATGAAATGTATAAACTTAATGATATTGAGTTAGCAAAAGAAAAAGATGATAATATAGCTCTTTTAAGATTATTAAAAGATCATGTATACAAAGAAAAATAGATTTGGTATAGTAAACCGTGAGGTAATAACAGATCCTAATTTATCAATTGGTGCTAAAACATTATATAGCGTGTTATGTTGCTATGCAAATAAAAACAGAACATGTTTTCCATCAATAAGTACATTAGCTGATGACACTGGCTCAAGTCAATCAAGCATAGACAGATGGATAAAAGAGCTTAAAACATATAAATACGTAAAAAGAATTGGTAGAAAGCTAATAATTAAATAACACCGTTAGCTATATTAATGCTTTTTATTTTATAATCTGAGTTTAATATATATTATATTATGTGAGTCAATAGAAGTAAATAGTTATCTTTATAAAATATTAATAAAAAGATGATTATACAACTTCCAAATGGACGCATAATAGAGTGCTCATTAGAACAATACTTATCATTAACAGATGATGAGTATAAAGATCTTAATGGCCTTAGCTCAGCATATACAAAGGAAGTGGGTAACCCGTTTTACAATAGCTTTTCAAAATCATTACCTCCTGAGATACAGGAAGAGTTTATTCAAGAGAATGAACCAAGATTAGATGAAATTGATGCTTATGAAAAACTAGATGACCCGTATTTTCACTCTGATGATAGTTAATCATCACTCAATTATTTATTAATTCACTAAATTTTATTAAAAATGCAAAACAAAGTCAACATTGTGGCTGATGATATGGGTAATATCATCCGTCAATCAAGTAAAAACGCAGAATTCGGTCACATTAGATTAGAACAACAAAGAGTAGTTTTTGGAAATACCGGATGGGTTAAAAGTTCAAATAGATCAACATTATTACATGGTAAAATGGATGATTTACAGAATTTACAACTAAACGTTAACACACCACTTACTGGTAAGATAATTGTAAAAGAATCTCTTACACCATTTAGTAACAATGATCCAGATAGAGATCTAAAAATGGCTGGAGAAACAGGAATTATCTGTGCAGTAGAAGGTGAACCTATTTATAGGAAAACATTCTTTGTAGCTGATGCTACAGCTGAGGATGTATTAATTGCTCATACTAATGGAGATGCAATCCGTGAAGCCAATGGTATGAATACTAATGCAGTTAAAACTACAGTAACTCCCGCTGAAGCATTTGGTTTAGAAGGAGATGATGATGCAAATGATCAAGAAGTAATAGATGAAGAAGTAGTAAGTGAAGTAAAAGAAACAGAAGATGTTCTTGAAGAAGAAACATTTGAACTATAAACGTTAGTTTTCTAAGAAATGAAAGGGAGTAGTAAGTGGAGTCGTTCCCACAAGCTACTCCTGGACATTTATATATATCACTTAATTACTTAATCATTAAATAAACATGTATGCTATCTCAAGAACAAATATCAAAACTAAAACTTAATAAAGATCAGATAAAACTAAGCAAACGCATAGAAAGGTATCAATATTTAGGCTTATTAACGGAGTATCAATTGCATCCTCCATCAATAATAAACTCATTTCAATACAATAAACTTAATCCTTATCAACATTTTTTGTTTAAACGTGTACTCCACGGTTTAAAAGTTTATAAACCTGAAGAAGTTAAAAAGCTTCATTGGGATAAAAAAAGACGGATAAGTAAAGTATGGAGAAGAGGACAAAGAGAGATAAATGCTTGGAAACAAACTCTTTGTAATAAAAAAGTAAATGCTTATCTTAGTAAAACTTTTAAAAGTTCACCTACAGCACAGTATATAGTAAGTATACCCGCTGATGAAATATTAGATGACTTTAAAAATACATTTACATTTAAAGATTTAGGTATAACCTATGAAGATGTAGTTCTTAAATTTTTATCTATAGGTTTATTACCTAAAAATTATTTTACATTAAGTCCAAATGAGCATCAAAAAAGTATCAAGTAAAATGGCTAAAATAAATACTGCCTATTCTAAACAGCGTAGAAAGTATTTATCTGACCACAACATCTGTCATGCAAAGATCCATAAGTGTTCTTTGCATGCTACAGAAGTTCATCATAAGAAAGGACGTGGAGAATATCATCTAGATGAATCTACATGGTTACCAGTTTGTAGAAACTGTCACACATGGATAGAAACACACCCACAAGAAGCTTATGAGTTAGGATTTTCACAATCAAGACACTAAAATTATGAGAAGAAAGAAAAAACATATTCAATACGTAAGAAAGTATCTATATAATTTAAAATATGATACATTAAATAAAACATTTGAAGCATCAATGAAAGACTTTAAAGATAAAGATCATAATAGAAGCATCAAAAATAATACATTACTAATAAGAAAATATCAACGTAGATTATTTTTATTAAAATTTTAGTTATGGATGAATGGGAAAAAAATAGATTAATTAAAATGATAACGTGGTGCGTTATAGCATCAATAACAATATTATTATGGCATCAAGTATGGAAATTAGTCATAGGGACATAGTACAAGCGGATGCATTGAAAATAGCATCACAACATAAAAGATGTGGCTTAGGTATATCTATGGGTGTAGGCAAGACAAGAATTGCTATACAACACTTACTAGCAAACTTTAATCCATTTATAAAAGCATTAGTAGCAGTACCAAAAAAATCTGTAATGAAGTCTTGGTATGATGAATTAGATAAAATGAATAATAATATTCTTGAAGATCATATTACTTTTACAACTTACTTATCACTTAATAAACAAAATCCAAATGATTATGATATAGTTTATTTAGATGAGTGTCATAGTTTAAAAGAATCACATGAAGCTTTTTTATCTCAATTCAAAGGTAAAATATTAGGATTAACTGGTACACCACCTAGAGATAAAGAATCTGAAAAAGGAAAACTTGTTCAGAAGTATTGTCCAATCAAATATATATTTGAAGTAGATGATGCAACTGACTCAAACATATTAAATGATTACAAAATAATCATTCATGAGTTAGAACTATCAAAATTACCTACATTAAAGAAAAAAAATAAAAAAGGTGGTTTTTGGTATACATCTGAAAGAAAGGATTATAACTATGCAACATCCAGATTACAAGACGCAGAAACATCTAAGCAAATTCAATTTGGTAGAATTATGAGAATGCGTGCTATAATGGATTATACAAGTAAAGAGAGCTATGTTAAGAGTATAATAAAAAATATAAATACAAAGTGTATTATATTTGCTAATACTCAAAAACAAGCAGACAGAATATGTAAACATAGTTATCATTCTAAAAATCCAAAATCAGAGGAAAACCTTGAGTTGTTCTCTGATGGCAGGATTGATAAACTATCATGCGTTTTACAATTATCAGAAGGTGTTACAATTCCTAAGCTTAAAGCAGGTATTATTATGCATGCATATGGTAATGAACGTAAGACTGCACAAAGAATTGGTAGATTATTAAGACTTAATCCAACTGAGACAGCAACATGTCATATACTGTGTTACAAGAATACACAAGATGAAACATGGGTAAATAATGCAATTCAAGATTTTGATCAATCTAAAGTTTTATATTATAATCCATTAAAAAAGTAATGTGTAAACCAATCATTAAATGTAGTAGATGTTCTGAAACCTTTTGTTCAGGTTTAGATTATAGATGGCATTTTGATAAACATTTAGATGAGTGGTATGAAGCAGAAAATAAACAAGAATACATTAAAAAAACAACACAATGGGAAAAATGAAAGAATTATTTATGGAAGAAAGACATAACTCTGAGTATCGTGGTGCACATGATGCTATGATACATGGTCTTGCACGCCCTTCAATTGAAGAGTTTATACCTACAGAAGAAACACCATGTCCAAATTGTACAAAGAGTTATGTTTTAAGAACTCATGAAGAAGAGGGCATATGTAAAAAATGTGGACAAGAGTTCATATATATAGATAATAACGTATTAAGATATAAATAATGGGAGCATCAGTAAACGTAGTACCAATGACTTTATTTGGTAATGAAGTAGAAGTAGAATATTATTATTATCCTGGAGAACCTGATCAAATGTATGATTCAAATGGAGATCCAGGAACACCAGGCACAGCTCCATCAGCAGAAATGATTCGTATATGGTGTGAGTTAGAAAATGATGAAGGTAGTTCCAGTGTAGTAGATATATTAGGGTTAATAGATCCAGAGTTTTTATCAGATGAAATAATAGAAAAATATCATGAGTGAAGAAATAGTAAAACATAAAAACGGTAAAACATATAAATTAATAAATGATGTATGGGTTCGTGTAAGAGTTCATACGCAGGATGAAGTAGATCCACATGATCCAGATTATGGTTGGTTATGGGATCTAGAAAATAAAAGATAATGGATAATATAAATGAAATAAAAGAGAAATTAGACAACGCTATAGACTATATAGAAGATCTAGAAGTAAACCCAGGTATAAATCAAAGAAACTTAGACGTTGCATATTCTCTATTATTACAAATAAAAGAAATGTTATGACAGAAGAAGATAAAAAATACAGACAGGGAAGAAGTAAGTATCAAGTAGAACAAACAGAAAAAGTTGCTGGTATAACTATATTAGTATGTTTGGGCTTACTGATTATCTTATCTATAATAAATAAATTTTTATGAGAAATCAACTATTTGTTCAAGCAACCATCAAAGAAGGAAAGTTACATTTCCCTATAAAAGCTTATGAAAGTAAATATAATAATTTTTTAAAAGAAATGCCTGAAGGTGCACGTATAGAATTATTTATAGGTGTACAAGATGGTAAAGGTAGTAATCCACAATTAGCCAGAGTACATGCTATGATAAGAGAAATAGCAAATGAAATAGGTCATACTTTTGAAGAAGTAAAACTACAAGTCAAGCGTAAAGCTGGCCTATGTTTTAATAAAAATGGAGTAGAGTTTTGTAAGTCTTTTGATAAATGTGATAAAGAAGAACTAAATCTAGCTATACAAGCATGTCTTGAGATAGGAGATTTTAGTGGTATGCAATTAAGATAGTTACTTAACTATTTTTAGTGTAGAGTCTAAGTCCTTTAATTTTTGTGTAATATCTTCACCTTTAAATGCATCTCTTGCTAATTGTTCAAACTCAGCTTTAGTAGTAGTAGTCTCTTGTTTAATTTCAAGATTCTGTTCTTTAGCTTTATACTTAAACATTTGAACTAAAGAAAATAAAATGTATAAATCAGCTTCCCATTGATCAAAAGATAAATTAGCCTCATCTTCAGGTACTTTATCTTGTGAGTTTTTAACCATTTTTTCAAACTTAGTAAAGATGGTACCAATTTCATCAACTTTATCACTTGCCATAATCTTTCTAGTAATCATAGATTGTAATGCAGGAATATAAGAAGCAGATACTTCAATATCTTTAATTATAGATGCTAAATCATAAGTAACATAGGTTTGTAATCTTTCTTTATCTTCTGCCATAGTAATAATTTTAATGTGTAAATATACTAATAATATAATAAAAATGGAAATCAATATAAATAATTTAAGAGATAATCTAAATAAAAAATTAAATGATAGCGGATGGAAACGTGTACTATCACCATATATAAATGGATTAAGCTTTGACCATATTATGAATACATTAGTTGATAATGTAAATAATGGTAGAAGATTTACACCTAAATTTAAGCATACATTTAATGCTTTTGTAGAGTGTCCTTATAAAGAAACAAAAGTAGTTATAGTTGGTCAGGACCCATATCCACAATTAGGTGTAGCTGATGGTATAGCATTTAGCTGTAGCAATAAAGGAAAAGCTGAAAAATCCCTGCAGTATATACTTAAACAAACTATAGGTAATTTTACTGACACAGGTAGAGTTATATATACACCAGAAGAATGTGATCTAAAGCGTTGGTCTAATCAAGGCGTATTATTAATTAATACAGCATTAACTGTAGAAGTTAATAAAATTGGTTCACACTATGGAATTTGGAAATCATTTACAGAATATCTATTTGATACACTAAATAGACATAATAAAGATTTGATATTTATTTTAATGGGTAGAAAAGCTGAAGAGTGGGCACCCTTATTATCTAATATGAAAATATTTAAAGTAGCACATCCTGCATCTGCCGCTTATAGGGGTGGAGAATGGGATTGTAAAGACGTATTTAATAAAGTTAATGATGAACTAATTAAACAAGATAAAGCTTGTATACAATGGTAATAATCATTATATTTGTATAACCAAAAACCAATATAAATGCCTGAAAGTCAATTAGTTGAACAAAAAGAAGTAATACGTGACTTCAAGAGTAAATTTTATGCTGATTATGGTGTGAACCTACATGTATTTGTACCACCTAAAGAAGATAATAGAATAACACTAACAACTTTAGAAATAGTTACTTTAGCAACACTTTATCGTGATATTCCAAAATTTACACACATAACTTCCCTATTAAATAGAACAAGAGTTAAGGAGTATATGATATACCTACATAATTTTTGTTATATAGCACATAGTTTAGGGTACAATAAAAATAAAATAGGAATATACTTAGAAAGAAATCATGCTACAGTTATAAATTCATGTAAAAGAGTTAGTAATGGTATGGATATCAATGATAAGTTTACAATAGATGTATATAATAATATAATTAATGAACTAAAAAATTATGTGGGAACTATTCCAGAAAATCTTGAAAGCAAAGATGACCCCGAACCAGTTACAGATACTATTTGGGATCAAGCAAGGCGTCTCCTTGCCATACATAACTAAAGAAGATGTACTTGATTTAATTGATGAAAAGTACTTAAAAAAAAAAGACAGTAAGTTTGTTCTAACACCTAAAGCTAAACTATTTATAGTTAGAATGGACAATTACTTTATAAAAGCAAAAAAGAAAACAGATATAGCATTAATGGGTAAAAACTCTATAGATAATATAAATACTTATAGAGAAATATTTCCTGCTAAAAAATTACCAAGTGGTAAGCCAGCAAGAAATAATGTTAAAGCACTTAGTGATGCATTTAGATGGTTCTTTGAGACATATGATCATACATGGGATGATGTGATGAAAGCAACAAGCATGTATGTTAATGAGTATAGAGACAAAGAGTATATGTATATGCAAACAAGTCAATACTTTATATGTAAGCAAGATAAGCATAGAGTAAAGCACTCTACGTTAGCAGACTACTGTGATATGACTATTGAAGGTATATCTACAGAAGATGAACACTTTAAAGAAAATGTAGTATGAGTAAAACCAAAGAATCATGGGTGGGGCAGTATACTGCTTTTAATGAAGCGCTTAAATATATGTTTAGAAGGTCAACAGGAGAAGAGAAATCAATCTATACTCCATGGCCTAAATTTAATGACGCAACCACTGATGGTTTAGAATGGAATACTCTAACTGTAATTGGTGGAAGACCGGGCTCAGGTAAAACGTTAATTAAAGATCAAATAATTAGAGAGTCATTCATGCTAAATCCAAATGATGAATTCAGAGTTTTAGAATTTCAATTTGAAATGGTAGGAAGAACCTCAGCTATAAGAGAGTTTAGTTCTATAACGGGTAAAACTTATAAAGAACTATGTAGTGCTGGTAGTGTATTAACTACAGACACTTTAAATAAATGTCATCAGTATGCTAAAGAAAGAGTGAAGTATCCTGTTGATATTATATCTACACCTATGACAGTTAATCAAATGCGTGAGCAAATTGATAAATATATGACTGCACATAAAGGTAAAAATACAATGATAACTCTTGATCATACTATGTTAGTTAAGAGAGCACCATATCAAAATAGCACATTAGATATGTTATTTGAGTTAGGTGAATTCTTTACGCAATGTAAAAGAGATTATCCTTGTTTATTTATTGCTTTGTCACAACTTAATAGGAATATAGATAATCCTGACAGAGCAATAGATGGTAAATATGGAAATTATATACTTGAGTCAGATATATTTGGATCAGATGCTATGTTACAGCATGCAGATACTTTAATAGGTATTAACAGACCTGCTAAACAAAAGATTAGATTCTATGGACCTGATAGATATATAATAGAAAATGATAGAACTTTAGTTTTACACTTCTTAAAAGCCAGAAATGGAGATGCAAGAATGAGTTTCTTTAAAGCAAAGTTTGAACAAATGCAAATAGAAGAAATGCCTACTCCGGGCCAACAAGAAAGAAGATGATAAATACTAAAAACATAAATAAAACACAGAAAATGGGATTAACACCAGAGCAACGTAAAAAAAAAGTTGCAACATTAAGAGAAGAGCATGAAGATTACTTTCAAAAAGAAGGTATTATAAATGCTTTATATATTCCTAAGATGGCTTATAGACCTAAAGGCAAAGATGAATTACATGTTAGCTTTTTTCCAAGTGAACTTGAAAAAGAAGAAAATGTATATACTGAATTTGTTAGTATAGATTATGATTCAGAAGATCCAAAAAGAACATTGTACTTACATAAGTATAACCCTCATTGGAAAACTGAATATGAATTAATTACTTCAAGTACAGGTTTTCAAAGACATCTTATTCCTGTTACAGAGTTAAAAGTTATTAATGATGTAACAAATAGAAAGGGTGGCATTACTAATATAAGTAAACCTATACCCTTTGAAGATTTAACCGGACCAGATCCAGTTAATAAAGAAGACGCATTGGTAAATAAATTAGAAGATATCAATCAGTCAATAATAACCTTAACAAAAGTAATCAATAAATTAATTAAATAAAATGGCACAAAGCGTATTAGTAATTGCAGATTCAGGTACAGGAAAGTCTACCTCAATCAGAACATTAAACCCTAAAGAGACTTTCATTATAAACATTGCAAATAAGCCTTTACCTTTCAAAGGTTATAAGAGTAAGTATACTCAAATAACTAAAGATAACCCCAAAGGTAATTTAACATCAGCAGCAAGTGCTCCTGGTATTATAAAGGCAATGAAGCATGTTAATGATAAAATGCCAGATATAAAAACAATAGTTGTTGATGACTGGCAGTATATGAGTTCTTTTGAATATTTTGATAGAGCTAATGAAAAAGGATATGATAAGTTTACTCAGATTGCATCTAATTTAGCCATGGTTGCTAAGTTACCTAAAGATTTAAGAGAAGACTTAACTGTAATCTTTTTGACACACTCGGAAGATTCTACTGATATAAACGGAAATAGAAAGATCAAAGCAAAAACAATTGGTAAAATGATTGATAATGCTTTAACTTTGGAAGGTCTGTTTTCAATAGTATTATTTGGAAGAGTAAATAAAAATGATGATGGTGTGCTTGAATATGGTTTTGAAACTCAAAACTCAGGAGAGAACACATGTAAATCACCTATGGGTATGTTTGAGGATTTCTTCATTCCTAATGACCTACAGTATGTAAAAGATTGCATTGAAAAATATGAAGAGTAAATTAATTAATAAATAAATAAAAAAAGTAAATTATGTTTAGTACTAAAGACATGTCTGTAAACACAGGCGGAACAAAACCTGTAATTGAACCAGGTAATCAAGTAGTTAAAATTAACTCAATATCATTTGATCAAACACCTTATGATACAGAAGCATACAATATTGTACTGCATGTTGAATCAGAGCCTGTAACAGGAGAGTTTAATGGTTTCTTAAAAGATATGGACAACCCAAATGGACCAAAATATGAAGGACAAGTTGGTAGAGTAAGATTTAGCCCGTATCCATATAAAGATACAACTTTACAAAGTGGAACAGAAATATCTAGAGATACAGAAGTATTAAAATCTATGGTGTTTTTATCAGAAGCACTTGGTAAAAGAGCTGAGCTAGATAAAATTGAAGCCAATACAATTGAAACATTTATGGTAGAGTGTAATAAATTATTCTCTAATAGTGAATACATTAATGTTTGCTTAGGTGCACGTGAATGGGAAAACAGAGATGGTTATATTAATAATGATCTATTTTTACCTAAGAGAAGTAAAGACGGTGTACCAATTGAAGCTTTAAATGCTGAGAACAGCAGACTCTTACAATTTGATAGTAGTAATACTAATCATTTAAGAAAATTAGTAAAGAATGATGAACCTAAAACAAATAGCTTTGAACCAGCTAAAGTAGTAGGTGATGATTTTGACCTATAATATTAATTAAAAGAATGGGCTTAGTGTAATGCTGAGCCCATTTCTTTTTAATACATTTGGATTATGTTTAGTACTAAAAATTTTGTATTAGAAGGATCGGATGTACCAAGCACATGGATATTTCAATATTATTTAAATTTATCAGAACCCCTTACGGGACAAGATGTAAAGATTAAATCAATCTTTAATCCATCTGAAAGAACACCAAGCTTTTGCATATATGTTGATAAAACAATAATGCAATATAAGTTTAAAGATTTTTCAACTGGTAAAAGTGGTAATAAAATAGATTTAGTAAAGTCACTATTTGAAATAGAGTATGCAGAAGCTATGCAAAGAATAGTTGCAGACTATAATAAATATGTAAAGTCACCCGAATATAAAACTCAAGATATTGTACCAGAACCTAAGTGGAAACTGGATTTTGTTAAAACTAAAGGTTGGAGTATAATTGATCAAAAGTATTGGTTAAGTTATAGAATAGGAAAAACAATACTAGAAGAATATAATGTTAAGCCTATTGATTATTTTAATTTAATTAAAACTAAAGGATCAGAATTTAAAAGTTTACGCATTGGTAATAGTATGTGTTTTGGATATTTTGATAAAGATGGGCAAGCATTTAAATTTTATCAACCAAAAAGTAAAACACATAAGTTCTTTAAAGTAAAAAACTATTTACAAGGGTTAGATCAATTAAAATATAATCAACCTTATTTAGTAATATGTTCTTCATTAAAAG